CTTAGCGAATTAACATCTAATTGAATAGTATCACCTGTGTGAGTAACCGCTAGTACTTTAATCGTATTTGATGGTGCCTGCGTGTATGTTCCACAACTAGCAAAGGCCACAATAGCCACCACATAAAGGGCAATTTTCCATATTTTCATTTATTTATTTATTTATTTATTTATTTAAGCATCACACTCTACCCATCTCCAACCTACTAACTCTACTAAATCTCCATCTTTGTTATAAACTTTTCCTTTAAAGTCTCTGCTGGAAAGTATAGATCCTAGTTTAGTATTTCCTTCTTTAGGATTTATAAATGATTCCCATATTCTTTGAGCCGAACACATAGCTTCATTTAATTGCTCTACAGTTTTAATATCACCAAAATCTTCTCCTCCATTAATACTATCAAGAGCGTCTTGATAATTTCCTAAGTTTATCAACTCTGGTGTAGCATCCAATTCTTCTGCTTCTGGTTTTGCCCATAAAAATTCAATTCCTTCATAAGCTTGTTGATCACCTATTATAAAATTTAAATTTGAACAGTATTCAGCTGCCGCTCTATCTATACTTGTAGTGGTATTTGGCGCTGAAATAGCACTTAAATTAAACAAATACTCTCCAGAACCATTACTACCTTTAGTGTCAAATTTTACAAAAACGGTTTTATCTCCAACTGGCCCATATATAGGCTCTATTATTAATTTTAAAAATTTTGTTGTCATAATTATTATTTTTTTATATTAACATCTTTCGATGGCTAGTCTTTCTGAGTTTTCTATCCATAAATTAGCAACTGGATTAACACCAACGCCTGGATTAGATAATACTGCTTCATTTAGGTTTCTATACACTTCGTATGCTGGTGTAACTCTATTATCTATATCTTCTTCACTAGAACCATTATAATCCCATAAAGGAGAAGTATTAGATGTCATTGGATTCCCACCCTCACCAATACTATCTTTAAGGTTTAATTTTAAACCTTCTCTTGCACCTAAGTTTTGGGTAGCTCCACTGTAAAATTGAGACTTAGTCCAAATAACTGGTGTCAATACGTTAACAAATATATCCGCAGGATCTTCTCCTGGAGGAAAATCAAAACCTTCCATTGATGAAACTTCAGGAACATAACTTGTTACTAATATATCATCTATATTTAAATATAAAGAAGGTGTGTTTAAAGACACGGTATCTTGTGCGTCACCACTCCTTTTCATTCTAGGGGTAACCCTAACTTTTATTTTATCCATTTTTATTATTTATTGATTAATTTATTTTTTTGTTTAATTTTATCTACTTTTTAGGCCATTTAAGTTGTTTTTTAGCTCCACTATAAAAATCAACAACTTTTTTTACTCCTTTTTTTATCGCGTTAACTACTGGTTTACCAGCAGATGATGGCATCATAGCAATTTCCGGGTTAACAGTTTTCTTTTTTGGCTTTGTAAAAGGATCTACTTTTAAAGGACTTTTTGCCATAAATGGACTTGTAAATCCACCTTTATCGGATAAACGCTTTATTCTTGCTTCATGAGTTGCAATATCCATATCGGTACCTTTTTTTCCTTTTCTAACTTTTTCTTTAAATCTACTGTCAATTCTATCGACTCTAGCTTGTAGTCTTTCTTTTTTTCCCATTTTACTTTAATGTTATGTTCAGACCAACTGAACTGTTATATATTCTACTATCCCAGAATTTAGTGTATTCACCTTCAAAGAATACTCCGATGCTTTTACTAAGTTTCCATCCAAATTGTACTCCAGTTTGATAGTCTTCCCATTGTTCTTTTTCCGCATCTTCAACCAATCCACCTAATCCCCAGTTATTTCTATTATGATAACTAAAAGCTTCATCACCTTTTACATAGTTATGATACGGTAATAAGTAAGAACCATAAGCATGGAGCCAGAAATTATTTTTAAAATGGTAATAGTCAAAACCGACTACAGGAGATACTACTCCAAAAGCATCTATTGTATCCCATATCTCGTTATTATAACGATTCATAAGATCAGTAAACACTGTCTGTCTAAACTGTAAATCTGTATAAGCAACAGTTTCACCTTCAGGATTTATCCAATACCAATCAGATACTGTTTCACCTGAATAACTATCTTCATATGTATAATAAATATCATCATAACCATAGTAAAATCCTAGAGTATACCATGGATTAACAGCTTGTCCTTGTGAATTAGTTTCATTCAACCATATCTCTACTGGATTATATCCATAAGGACGTTCGTGTGTACGATATATAGCTCCAGCAGATAAACTAAACTTTTTTCCAATAGGTAATTTAGCTCTTAACTCTGCGGACTTATAATCAAAATTTACTTTTCCTTGTTTTCTACTTTCTATCTTAACAATGTGGTATTTTCCACTATGTTTTAAGAAATATCTGTGATTTTTAAATACATCATCTCTGGATCTTTCTTTTTCAGTATGAAATACATATTCAAATCCATTAACAGCTGAATTAGGAGCCGTCATAGACACGTTAGATTCAGTCCCATCATAGTAATTTTTACCCTTTAATTCATAATCAAATCTTGCTATCTTACGAATACCAAATCCATAGCGATAATCATGATCATAATAATCAGTTCCATCTACTACAACAGGCACATCGTATAAACTTCCGTTAGGATTTGTTCTTACAAAATAACTTGGTGCATTTTCTTTTGAGTTCTTAAGATCTCCAGATACATAAAGAGTACTGTATTTAAAAAAATCTTTAAATAACTTTTTCTTTTCTTGTCCGCTTATATTAAATGTAATAAGTAAACAAAGAGTAAGTAAAATTTGTTTCATTTAGTTTTTCTTTTTACGGGTTTTTCTTTTCTTTTGTAAAGCATCCCACTCTTTTTTCAAATATGTTCTTACTACAACAACATTTTTACATTTGTTTATTTTAGTAACTTTAACTCTATAAGATTCTACATATTCTATTTTAGTGACCATGCATTTGTTCTTTCTCTCCTGCGCGTTAGCAGTTAAAGAAAAAGATAATAATAAGATTATAATTAAATTTTTCATTTATTTGTATTTTTTAAACATTAATTTATATAGCAATTTGTTCCAAGCTTGCTGTAACTTGTCAATAAATTTTTTTATTTTTTCTTTCATTTTTTATGTTTTACGTAGTATTGTATTGTACCATCTATTCTTTCTACTTGCATATAGTCTACACCTAATTCACCTTTTGGTATATAATGATTTGGTCCAGATAAAGGTATTTTTTTAGTAAATCCTTTTGCTTTAACATTTTTAACAGCTTTAGCATAATCTATTTTTAATTGCTCATCTTCTTTTGCCTCTCTATCTATTGTACTTTGCCTTCCCCAATAAGGTAGACCTAAAATATAAGGAGACCAACCTAAACTTAAAGCTATTTTTTGCCACATTCTAACTTCATTATCCATAATATTAGATCCCGCATTCATCATGTTCATTAAATTATCCACAGGTACATTAAAGAAAGAAGATATTATTTGTGAAACCGCTAAATAAGCAGGGTTGTCTAAACTCCAACCTCTTCTTTTTATTTCTTTCATATTCCAACTAAAACTTCTAGCAGCTTGTCTAAGTTTTCTAACTTTACTATCTATAACTGGAGACACATCAAATAAATCCCAAAGTGGATGTTCATAATCTGGAGATTTAGTTTGTGATTCATCAAATATTTTCATTGCAACATTTTTTACTGTAGATACTATAGCTCCACCAAATCCAAGACCAAATAATAAAGAGTCTACCATTGAATTTGCTGTATCAAATGTTTTGTTTTTTTCTTTTTCATCCTCTTCTTCTTCGCCAAACAGTCCTGCAAATAAAGCTTGTTGTAAAGAGTGGAATATTAAGTTTTGCATACCAACGTAATAAACTACATTTGATAAATTACTCATATCACTTTCACGCTGAGTCATACCTGGTCTTTTACGTCTTTTAACAAAGTCCAATATAGATTTCTTAGTCTTTCTGTTAAATTGCATTGTAACATTTTGAAAAGAAAGAAAAACACGTCCAGCCATACTCGCCTGTTGTTGTGATATTCTACTTGGATTACTAGACTGCTGTGTTTCTTCGGCTATAGCATAAAAATCATCAAAAGCTTTAGTATCTGCTTCTGCTTCTGTGTATTTTTTACCAGTTTCTGGATTAACTCTATTTAATAAAGCTTTTTTACGATTAATAAAAAATGTAGCACCACCAGTTGCGATTGCTAAACTATCTGCTATTCTAGTAAATATAAATCCTTTATCTAGTAAATAACTAACTAAACCTTGAAAACCATCCCTTCTTCCTCTATCTACTAACTCTGCTTCATTTACATTTATCTTTAAACCATCACGTCTATTTACAAGATATGGTGAATTCATTAACCTCATAAAAGTAGGATAAAAATCTTTACTTGCAAAAGCTTTAGAAGCTGCATATAGATTATTATCACCCCAATTTATGAAATTTACCGTAGATAACATTTGAAGTAAACCTGATTTACGATTCAAAAACATTGTAACACCAACAGATGCGTTAAGCCAATCAAGCATGTCATTAACTATACGTGATCCAGGTCCATCATATTGTGGTCTATTACTACCTGTTTTCATTCTACGTAAAGAATCAATTAAAGCTTCTCTATATTTGCTACCAAATAAAGCTTCTAATTTATTTAGATTTTCAGGAGAAAATATTATATCTGCGTTTTCACTAAACTCAGTCATAAGCTTTTTTCTAAAACCTTTATCTAAACCATTTAATATATCAGATTTTATATCTCCAGCTAACCAACTTTTTCCAGGTGCTGGATAAAATTTTCCTTTTTGTATTTGTATAACTTCATCTGCAAATACTTGTAGCTCCATGTCTGATTCTATTGCTTTGACTAAAGCGTTTATATCTCTTTTAGACATACCCGGTATATCCATACCTTGCTTATTCCACATGTAAACTCTTATTGCTTGAGACTTAGTAAAAGGTCCAATCCCTATTCCTGCGTGTAATGGGTTTTGTAAAACCCCAAGTTTATTTCTTTTAGTTTTTAAACTTGGAAACTGTTTCCTAAGTTCAGCAAAATCATCAGCAACTGTTATTTTAGCAGACATTAATTCTAGCTCTGCTTTATTATAAGGTTTTATAAGATTATCTTCAATCCATTGAGTATGCCTGTTACCTTGTTCGCCTTCTCCTCTAAAAGCATATGTTAAACCTATAAAGTCATCAGCTGATGGAGTAATTGTAAATTGATTTGCTACTCTTTTAGTTAAACCACCATCTTTTTTAGCTCCTACTAATCTAGCTCTAACATCAGAATATCTTTTAAATTTATCAATACCAGTTACTTCTTCTAGTATTTCATTAAGTTCTTTATCTAATTTCAAACTATTTTGTACTCTAGCTTGATGAACTTTATTTTTAACATCAACAGCGTCTAACACTGCTTTAACTCCAGCAACATTAGCAAATGAATCATCAGCAAAATAAAAATCATTATAACCTTCAGCGGTTTTATTTAACACCCAATCAACTTTAGCTTGAGGTGTTCCATCTTCTAAACCAGTTATATTTTGTAAAGGTATATTAATACCAATTGCATCTAAAAACTGTTTAATAGACTCAGCTGCTACTTGAGGACGAGCTGTTAATACAAATATATCTTTGCTTCCAAATTTGCCTTGTCTTTTTCTAGCTAAATCAGCTAATGGTCCTTCCGCTGTATCTAAAGAAACATTTTCAAAATTCTTAAAATCAAATTCAGCTCCTTGTTCTTTAAGTTTTGCAGCGTCTTTAGCAAATTGAGATGCAGAAATCTCTTTAATACTTCCATCTTGATTTATTACTATAACTTTTTCTTTAGTTTTAGCAAGTGTGTCATCAAAATCAAATACACTAATACCTTTTTCTTTAGGCACACGTACTGATTCCATAGCTTTAACTTTAGTTTCAAAAGAGTTTTCTAATATATCTTTTATTTGTTGAATAGTTAACCCAGGTTTTAATATTTCACTAGCATATCCAGTAATTTTTTCACCTGCAACATCTTTCTTTACCGCAAGTGGAGTTGTTAAGTCTAAGAATTTTCTAACATCTGCTTTACTCCATTCACCTCTTAAGTATTTCATTGTGGCGAAAGCTTGATATTTTTCTACATTTGGAAACTTAGCTATACCATAACGATCAACCGACATTAATTCTTTTGCTGTATATTTTTTACCATTAACAAATACATCTCCTATAATTTCAGATCCAGCAATCTTAGCTACAGTTTCTAATTTTCCTGTTTTAGGATTATAAACACGAACATTATTTGGATTTCTATAAAAATATTCATTAAAATATCTAGTTAAAACACTAACTTTATTTAAATCTTTTGCACTAATCTTTCCATTTATATAATCTTTTAGTGTATCTATTAAAAATGGTTCTCCTTCAGACTTCGCATTCCAAGCTTCTTTGCTTTCTGTAGGATCAAATACTCCTTTAGTTCCTTCTGGAAAATTGGATTCTTGATTTTTTATACCAGGTATATCAGCTAAAGCAACTTGAAATATCCTGTTAGATAACCAATCACGAACTACATCAAAATTAGGTACGTCAAGGTTGTTAGGGTCAAGTCTAGGAAGATTAAGTGCTACACCTATAACTTTGGTATAAAGGCCAAACTGAAAAGCATGCTCATTTGTAATTGGTAACGGTTTACCATCTGGACCTATTGGAAAAATTCCCATGTCTCCAAGAAGCGCTCCAATTTGTCTACCAATATTATTATTATACATAGAATCCGCGTGGAACATTCTTAAAAACGGAACCTGTAAATGTTTAGGTAAATCATAAGCAGCATCTAATACATCTCTAATTCCTTGTTTTATTTCATCTATATTAGCTATATTATCTTGTACACTTTTTTTAGCAACTTTTGAATTTATACTTTTTCTATTAGGCTTTATAGCTATCTCAATATTTTTATTAGCTGTTTTTTTATTATCAGGAATTGATTTTCTTAAATCTGATACTAAACCAACTTCACCTTTTTCAATAGCTTTTTTAGTTGCTTTATATTGCTTTATATTATCTTCTAATTTTTCTCTAGAATATACTGTTTTACCATCTCCTAGCTGTATAGTTACAGCACCTGGAGTATTATCTAGTATCAGCTGCGCATCATATATCTTTTCATCTAAAGCTTCTATACTTTCTACAAAATGTAATCCCGTATTTTTTTGTTGACCTAGTAATCTAGATAATTTAAGACCCGCTGATGTTAAGTTTCCTGACTTAAATAAACCCCCACGAGAAAATCCTTTTTCTGCTAATACTTTAAAAAGTTCTTTGTATATTTCGATTTTTTGATCTGTAGGTAAATTATCAAAATTATTATTATCTATTAATGATGCGATACTTTTAATACCTTCAATATTACCTTCATCAATAATTTCATTTACCTTTTTAGCTGGGATCTTCTCAGAAAACTTAACACCTTGTTGTTGTCTTTTTCCTTGTAAAGGTTGAGCTGTTTCTATTATTCTGTTTCTAATATGTAAACCTAATAATCCTCTAATAGTTTGACCTACACGATCTCTATATATAGGTTTAACAGGTTTCTTTCTAACAAGATCCATGTAATCTTTTAAATTACCTGTTAATTTATCGTTAGTATATAAAGCATCTTTTACATTTTTAGGAATAAAAGTTCCTTTACCAAAATCATCTTTAGTTCTTGGTAATCTAGCAAAATCATTAGTAGCGTTTTTAAGTAGATATTGTTTAGCTTTAGTTAAACCTTCTGCATCAGTTTTTTGAAAATTTCTTTTTTTATTAACTATTGTTTCAGGATTAATACCAAATTCAGCAGCATAAATATCTGCTACTTCTTGAGGTATATTTCTTGTATCTGAAAACTTAATATCCTTATCTTTATAAGCATCTTTTATAGCTTTTGTAATTTTATTTTCAGTAGTTTTATCTAAAGTAGTTGTTTCACTAGGTTTTTTAGCTAGCTTATCATCTTTAACCTCTGTTTCTTTAGTAGTATCAGCTACTTCTTTAGCTTCTTTACTATCAATACGTTTTTCTTGTTTTTGTCTTTCGCTTTTTTCTGCTAAAGCTTTATTTGCTACCATTTTAGCAAATCTAGTATTAGCAAATATTGCTTCACCAAAACCTTTAGGACCAACAGGAGTTCCATCAGCTCTCTTCGCCTCAGGATTGAAGTTGAATATACGCTCGTACATCTCATCAATCATTTTACCTCCTTGTTCTCTACTAGTTTCCTTAGATCTTATGTAATTGTTTATAACTCCTCCAGGTAATAATGCATCAGCAATAGCTTTAGCTGATTTGTTATCCCTTATAAATGCATCAAACTGGTCTTTAGTTTTTACACTCTCTGGTATTAAATTATTTATAGCTTCAAGCGGAGTTTCTTTTATTTTTTGAGAATACTTAACTGATGGTTTCTGTTTTGCGCCTTTTTGTTTTCCTGTGTAAATATCAATTCCAGAATCTATAACAGCTGTTGGAAAATTTTTAAATTTTTCTTGTATTGCAAGTTTTATATCTTCTACTGCTTCAGGATTAACATTTTTAGCTGACTTCGCCTTTTTATACATTGCTCTTATCTCATCAACCCCGTAGTTTGTATCTAATGCTTTTACTCTATTTTTCCTCTCCTCAATTTTCCTATATATTTTAGTACGACGATTATGTTCTTCAGGTTGAGAAGCAACATCTTGCCAAAACCATGAATATACTGATTGCGCGCCACTATCTCTAACAATCTTTGCTAATTGTTTATCAAGCGCAACTATTCCATCTAAAGGACCAGGTCCATCTTGAAATGCCAATGCTGTCTCAGAATCTCTATCATAATGAGATTTGTGAAAATCCATGAAGTTTTTCTCAGATTTCTTTCTAGTTTCCGCTGGTGTCTCTCCGTCCTCAGTCTCTCCTTGTTTAAATTGGTTACCAACTCCCATGTAAGGAGTTAAAGATACTTCTGGTTTTTCTGATTTCCTAACTTTCATTTTCAACATATCTTGAGTTGTATCTCCCCCAAGTCGTTTTAAAGCTGCTCTTGCTTCGGCTTTACCTACAAATTTTCTATCTAATCCTAAAGATCCATCAGATTGTCTAACTAATTCCCAAGGTGAATATCCTTCTTCAGCATCTCTTTGAGCAGGTGTCATTTTATCTAAGTCTGCTTGTCTAGCTTTACTAGTTTTGGTGGAAGTATCTACGGCTTTTGAATCTTTAGTTGGTTGTGTATTATCTTGCGTATTATCAATTTTGATACCTTGTCCTTCTGTTATTCCTGCTGTATCTAATGTACCTTGTGATAAACCTTTACCACTCTCTACATCTTTGTTAAAGCTCTCTAAAAAATCTATAGCTTGCTTACCATCTTTAAAACTTTGCTTCCAACCTATACCTTCTAAAAATTTATTTAAAATATTTAAAAGTGGTCCAGTTTCTTTAATTTTTATACCTTTTGTGGAGTCAAGTTTATTTGCAGTTAACGCATCACTTGTTACTGCCATAACTTCTTCGTAAAATGTCTCTTTATCTATTACTCCATCGTTATATTGTTTTCTATAAGCATCTAGTGTTCTTTTAGTCCTATCATCTATTTCAACACGACCAGTTTTACCACTATCATTTACAAGAGTATTATATAAATCCTCTCCCCATTTAGACATTTTATCAGGATCTATTTTAGTAGCAAACGCATGTAGTACCTCGTGTTTATCAGCAGGTAGCACGCCATCAGCTTCACTAGAGGCATTGTTTATAATTACTTGTTTAGTACCATCTGGAAAAGTAGCTATTGTTCCATAGCTTTGCTGTTCAGCGGGTAAAATATTTCCGTCAGCATCTTCTGCTAACCTAATATCTACTCCTTGAGCTTTTAATGTTTCCATACCGCTTAGGTAATCTTGAGTATTATCAAATCTTGCAATCCCAGTATCACCTAATTGTTCAGCAACTACATCTGATCCTTCTTGTAATTGTCTTGCTGTTGGAGCTACTAATTCTCCATTATCTACTACTTTAGCATCATCATCTTTTGATACATAAGGTTCTAGTATTTTATTTTTTTGACCAGTTAATTCGTTTTTCTTATTATTTAAATCTTCAAGTAACTGTTCTTTACCGACTTTAATTCCTTTATCATTTGTTACAGCTTCAATTTGTTTATTTACCTTAAATGTATCTTGTTCGTTTTTACCTAATTGATCTATAGTTTCTCTAGGCATATTATTATACCTATTGTTAGCTGTTGTTATAGTATTATTTATTTTTAAAGTTTCACTAGCAATATCATCATTTAATAATTTTTTAGTCTCTAGTGACATTTCAGGATTTTCTAGAATAGTATTTATTTTATTTTTGATAAGATTTTGACTATTCTTGATATTAATCTGATCACCTGGTGTTTGAACTGCGCCAGTAAAAACATTAAATAAAGCTGGTGTTTTAAAACCATTAGCCATCATCAGTCCTGAAAAGAAATTATCTTTCCACCCATCAAATACATTTACATCTTTACCTAGTATTGTTCTATCATATAAATTACCAGCTGCTTCTGCGAATACTTCTTCCCCACCTTCCTTTATTAAATCACCTGCATATCCATATGTTGACGCTAAAAACTTTTTTCCAAATTCTCTAGTAAAACCAACCTTTACACCAAATCCTTTAAAAGCTTTAGCTCTATTTAACATTGGTAAATCAATATATCTACCACCAATATATTCAGCTCCCATGCTAACCATTGCGCCTCCCCACATTTGAGCTAAGTTGTAATCTATTGCCGCGGGTCTAGATTTTTCCCACTCACCTAATCTAAACTTAAAAGCTTCATCAGTTTCGTTTTCACGCTTAACAGGTTTATTCTTTTCATGCAGTTCACGCTCTTTAGCGTTTTGTTTCATTTCATTTTCATACTGAAGAAATCTTGAACCACCAGCTTGAGCAGTAACTATTCCAACACCGTATCCACCAGTGGCAACAATAACTCCCATTTGAGGAGCAATAGCACCTGCTGTAGCAAATATATATCTACCCCAATCACTAGCGTCTTTCAATTCGTCCATAGTCATTGACTCTGCAACACCATTCATCAATCCTACCTGATATTTATCTAGAGCAGCATGCGCTTCTTCTCTACTATCAGACCATGCTTCTAATGCATATTTACCACCAAACTGCCAAAACGGGTTAAAAGCTGAATACGTTTCACCTATTTTACTCCCTACATTAGATTTTGTATTTTTTTTCTTATCTTCTGGAGAAAGTTTATCCCAAGCTCCATCACCATGCGTTTTATCATAAGCTTTTTTAGATAGATTTTTATCTATTTCAAGACCAATATCATTAGGTAAATTAGCAATTTTAAATGCTAATGTTTCTATACCTTGACCCATGTCGATAGCAGAATTTTCTGCATTGTGTATCATAATAGGTATAACACTATAATTTCTTTCAAGATCATTTATAGCAGCACTAGCATCTTTGCTATCTTCTAAAGTCTTATCTAACTCGTCATATTTTGATTTTATTAAATCAAAAATTTGATTTTTTTGATTATTTATTTGTTGTAAAGCTTTATTAGCTTTTACTATTTGATTAGGGGTTTGATATTCTTGATTAGCAATAGCTTCAGCAGAAGCAGACAACATCTCTAATGTATTCGCGCTTTTATCAATAAAACTTCCTATACCTTTTTGTTGAGTTGTTAATTTAGAAAGTTGATCTTTCTTATAAAGCCCCATCATCTGCTGCTTTTCACTTCTACTCCAAACATCTTTAGCGTCTAAGTGTTGACCAACAGGACCACCACCAATCCACATTGCTAATTTTTTCCATGTAAAACCAGATGGTTCATTCTCTATAAAATCCTCTAATTTATCTAACTCTAATTCATCTTTTAATGCTATAGCTTTAGTAGAAATCATTTTATTTTTAATTCTCTCTTGCATTTCAGGAGAATCTAAATCTAATTGTTCAGGAGATTTACCTTCTTGATTTGCTATTTCTGCTATAGCCGCGTCTCTAGCTTCAACCCAATCAGGATTAGGTATTTTGTTACCAGTTTTAACAGTTCTAGTTCTAACATTACCTGTTTTTGAATATGGATCTATATATTGCTCTTGTTTAGTTTCGTCTATTTCTTGATCATTCCACCAATCAACAGCTTGACCAGATACAGGAACATTATCTTCATATAAAACAATGCCTTCATTTTCTTCAGGTGTTAATTTAATTTGTTCCTCAAAAATAGTAGCAACTTCTGCAAATTTAGGATCTACTACACTAGCATCATCAGTTATGGTTTTTGATTCTAAAACAAGTTCATTAGTTAATGACTGAGATTTTTTACTAGCATTAGAAATAACTTGATTTTGACTCATCATCAATCCTCCGTCGATTGTTGTGTGACCAAATACACCACTTACAGCATAGTAAGCATCTTGTTGGTCACCACCTGCTTCTGGATCAAGTGTCTCCCAAGTATCTACACCCTTTTTTCGTCTTCTGTAAATAGGTTTCCCAACTTCATCAAATTCATATTGAAATTCCCACCCATTAGCTTCATGTGTTTCGTTAGGTTTTGCAACTACAGTTAAAGCATCCCAAGTTTCTTTTTCTTCTTCTCTTTTTGTTTCTTCTGGTTCTAAGCTAGCATTTAATTCACCTAAACTCATACCAGTTTGTTGAGTAGTACTAGATAAATTTACTGGTTCATTAGAAAGTATTTTAGAAGATGATCTAATAGAATAAGGATCATCTTTAACCTCATCATTTGTTTCATCTTTTGTATCAACTTCAATAGTTTCTTCTTCCACTTCTGGTTGAGAATTATTCTTTTTCCACTCTTCAACTTTAGCTATTATTTCATCCTGTTCTAACTTAGGATTTTTTTGTTGTTGTAGTGAAATAGTATATTCTTGTAGATTCATTTAATTTAAATTGTTATCTTTTAAAAACTTATCTGCTTTTTGTTTTTTCCCTTCTTCTAAATCAAAAACCGCCGCGTCGGCTTCTACTCTAGGTATTTGATTAGTAGTAAATTGTAATAAATAGTTTTTATAAAAATATTGTTTATAGTTTTTCTCAAACATCATTTTATGATCTTGAGATAAAGGTAAAACCTCTTCATAAGCCCAAGAAAGATCTCCTGCATTAGCGTTTTGTACCATTTGATCATCTTCTTCTTCACTGCTTAGGTGTGCTAAAAATACATTCCAAGCTGCTACAGCATCTTGTTCTCTTGATAAAAGACCAGCAACTTCTGCATTGATAAGCGGATCAGCTTTTCTCATTATTTTATCTAGATCAAATTGAAGTATATTTCTACCTTTACCATTTCCAATATCTATAATCTCATAATCATAAGAACCATCAGCATTTTTCAATACAAATTCTTCTGCTATAGTAGCTTGTGGTGTTAACTCTCCTGTTTCAGGGTTGTTAGAACCTGCGGCTAGTACACCTAAACCACTCATAAGCTCCATCATTTCTTTATTTATATCTGGAGTTACTGCTACTAAATTACTACCAGCATTTAATAAACCCTCTAAAGTAGTACTATTTATTATTAATGGTCTTTCAAAAAAAGGACCATTAAAAATTATTTCTTGTCCTCCGTCTTCAAGTAAATTAATTTCTACTTGATAACCTTCATTTTTTCCAAAACCTGCTTTTCTAGTCATTATTTTATTAGCCACCGTATAAGCTGAATTTTGGTAAATATCATAGTTTTTATCTTCAGTTACATTTAACTGTGCTAATACATTGCTTATAAAATCTAAAGATTTTTGAGGAGCATTTTCTAATCTTAAAAGCTGTTGTGTTTCCCAATAACAATTAACTGATTCACACTGGTTATTATCAATTTTGGTTTTTAATTGAGCATATAATTTACCTGTATTTTCATATGTTTTATTTAAAATAGCAAATTCTGATACAGTTTTAGCAGCTACATAATCCATGTTATAAGCCATAGCATCACTCTGCTCCATGTGTTTAATGAATAAGTTTACTTGTTTATTTCGGTCTTTCATTGTAATTTATTTTACTTATTAAGATGCTGCTATACCAGAAGCAAGAGATCCTGTTGCGCTTGATATAGCTCCAGTCATCGCTGCTGTTGCTGCTGTTCGTGATGCTGCTGCTTGTCCTCTTAAAGCACCTATCTGATTAGAAAGTCTATCAAGCTGTGCTACATCTCTATTTTCTTGAGTTCCAAATACAAATTGATCACCCTGTACATCAGCTTGTTGTTGTCTTTGAGCCTCCGCCATTCTTTGTCGTTGTAACTGCTGTTCGCCTGCTGCTCTTTGTTTATCATTAGCTACTTCTTGTGCCTCTATATTTGCAGCTATACCTTTCTTACTTTGTAATGCGGCTTGAGCTAAAGCAGTAGCTCCACCAGCTCCTCCACCAGTTTCTCTAATAGTATCTAATGTATTAGCTAATGCTATATCGGTTTGCTCCATTTGCATTTCTGTAGCTTGAGTCGCAACAGCAAGATTTGCAAAAGGATTAGATAACATACCGCTTAAATCAGTTACATTTGCATACGGATCTATTATCTCTTGTCTATTCTCTTCTAGGTGGTTCATTTTAGCTTCAAGTCTTTTAGCTTCTGCTTCTTTTCTTGCAGCTTCTCTTCTAGCTGCACTTGAACTTATAAGTCCCCCTATTAAGGCTCCTCCGGCCATAACACCGGCTGCTACTACACTCATATTATTTGTTTTTTAATTGTAATTGTTTTCTCATATTTTCTATGCTTATATCTGGATCTTCAAAGTCTTTAGCAACTATATCTTCTAACACATCCTCTGGCGTTTCTTTATCGCTAGCATGTACTGTTATCCAAATACTATCTTCATGCATATAAATTAATCTTTTAGTTCCTGGTTTTGTAATTCCATGATATGGAGCTTTAATTCTTTTTATACCTTCGTCTGTTAAAACAGATATGTCTCCTTTTAATACAAAATAAGGATGTTCTTTTTTATGTATACCAGTAGAAATTATTTGACCTTTAGGCATAAATATTTCTCTAATATACAAACCATCAGCAAAAGTATGTTTTAAAGGATTAATTGTGTTTGCTACTTCATTTAAACCTGGTTTTGAAGGGTCTCCATAAGCACCGGGTAAAGAAGTTAATTGCTCTTCAAAATCCATGATAAGTTCTCTAAACCTATTAATTCTTTCTATATCTTCTAAACTATACTCTTGTTTTATTAAGGAATTTTCCATTTAATTTAATTTAATTTAATATCCATTATTAGAATCAAATTTTGATCCTACAGAAAATAGAGTTTTTAAACCACCTTTATTTGTAACTTCATCAGTTGAAAAAGTAGCTGTAGTATAATATCCTTTTATTCCACTTATTTGATTACCAAAAATTATTTCTCTATTCATTACGTTACTATTGTTAACAACATTAGCTACGTAATTATTTTCTTTTCTAGCAAAACCAGCATTATATCTTTCTAATGGTGGATTATTAGTTCCAAATACCGCTGTATATCCAGCTCCATAAACAGGTGGTAAACCTGATACAGCATTTACAACAGCTCCACCGGCTGGATTAAACACGTATTCACCTTCATAATAACTTGAAATACTATTTGTTTGATCAACAGCTAATTCAAATGCTCCACTTACATTTTTATCTTTTCCAGTTTCATCTGATACAAGAGATGTTAATTTCCAACCATTACTACCTTGATATTCAACTGTGCTAAAAGTTTTTGATCTTAGAGGCTCTGGATTAAATATAACCGTTATTGTACTATCATATATAACATCGTAAAATTGATTACGAGGTACGTTATTACTATAGTGTTTAAATAAACTAGAATTAGTAGTGGAATAAAAATTGTTTCTTAAGCTAAATATTTGATCAGGTCTATAGTCAAATAAACTAGTCCAACCTTGAACTGTTTCATCAAAACTTAAAGTATTAAACTCAGTTTCACTAGACCTTACTTCACTTTGCTGTTGAAGTGATAAAACGTATTGTTGATTATATATATCCCAACCACCTACTGCTTTACCTACAATATTATTAACATCTAATTCATTTAGTTTATCTCTGAAAAAATCTCTCATTCCTGCTTGAGATATTTCTCTTAAACCACCACCTCCTAAAGATAATACAACATTATTGTTTTTATCAGTAAAATATTTATTATTTCCATAAACTGCAAAACTTTCAGGGTTTTTACTTATACCGTATTTTCCATTATAAGGTTGAATAGCACCAATAACTAAATTAGAACTAGTTACTGTTCCTCCACCTTCTGCAGAATAAATCGCATCTTTATCTATTAAAGCTCTATTTATTTTTAATTCTTGAAAAATATTTAAATTAGTATCTTCAGCATATAGCTTTTGAATAGATCCATTAGCTGGATCAGTAGCTTTTTCTATATTTTCACTAGTACTGAAAACATTAGTTCTATTAATACCTGTTCTAGAATTAAATATTCCAGAATAAATCATAGCATTAAATCGTATATAACCAGCAGGTTCAGCTTCTACTAAATAAGCTCTTACCCCGTAATCAGTACTTGTATTATTAAATCCTCCATTTATTCTCGCTTCTTCTATAGCCCAATTTTCATCAATACCACCTCCACCTGCAGAGGTAACAGGATAACCACCGGGTAAAGTATCTGGGTAACCAAACGATCCATTCCAAATAATATCGTTACCCGCGTTACTTATCTTCTTTAATACAAAAGAGTTAAAATATTTAACTTCTATTACTGCGCCCATATATATTATTATTACATATTTTTATATTATTTCCATTGTATAGCCGGTTGTATCTACTGTAACAGGACTATCAAAAGTAGGACATGGTACAAGGCTGGTAGGATCACAAGCATTTGGCCAACCAGCTTGACTATCTCCAGCATAATCTTCACACTCAATATTTAAACAACCACTATTAAGAGCTAATAACTGTAAATCATCAAAATCATCACCAGATGCTAAACTTGCAAAGAAAAATTCTGTAGTACAATTTGCAAGGACACCAGTTGCTGCATTAGTATAATCTAATGTAATTGTTGTACCACCATTAGTTATTTCAGCAAATGAACCTATGAATAAATAATAACCATCGTAAGCAGCAGTTGGAGAATTATCTACATATATTCTAGTTAATTCTCTTTCAGTTCCTTGACCTTGTTCCACCCCGTTTTCACAATAATACAATATTTCTTCTACACCAGATGCTCCTAGTGAATTAATTTCATTTAAAATTATACTATAATTAACCGCTGTGGATTCTGCAGCATCAGTATATTCGACTGTTAAGCTATAATTAGCTACTGGTATAGAGGAACTAGTAAATGTAATTTCATGTACAAGTTCATCAGTAGCATTATCAACATAAGAATTCTGTTGAAGTATAGTTCCAAAATTACTACTATCTACTACTGTTGTTACACCATTAACATCATAAGATAAAGCGGTAATAGCAGCTGTTAAATCACCTGTTCTTAAATCTACATTATTAGCTCCATTAACACCTCTAGTTTCAAACAACACACTAGTGTCTAGTCTATTAGTAACCACTGGGGTTGAAGCGGCTGTTACTATAGGCGCAACATTACCAGGACCTGTTAATGAAACTGGTACAGTTACATTTGTAGTAAAGCCATCATAAACAGTTGTTATATTAAAAGTAAATGTAAACAGTCTATCTTCAGGAACTGTACTATAAAACACTGAATTATAATAATCAGCTGTAGTTTCTATTTGGAATGTTATTTGAGGATCTCCTATAACTCCATTTTGAACCAATGTGAAATAATTATTTACTTGATTACCTGGTGTATAACCATCTACAACAGACATAGAAACATTTAAAGTTGTTAATATTGCTGGATTACTAGTATCAATAGGAACACCAAATAAATCTACTATTTCAAACTCAGTGTCTAAAATATCTCCTCCACTAGCAAGAGCTTCGTCCCATGTAGAAACATCAAAACCACTTATATCTGCTCCACCTTGAGTTTCAGATAAAATCAATGTGTTTAAATCATTTATTAAACCAGAGGTTGATGTTTCCCAGTATATATCTATATTAGATATTACCGGTGATGTTTCGTATATTCCTAAATATTGTATTCCTGGTAGTTGTAAAAAACCTGCATTTGCCGCATCTGTTGCACCAGGTGATATATATAAAGTATCTCCTTCTTCAAGTATAGCTCTATATGGTACTAAAGCGCCACTACCATCTTTAATTGCTAAAGTCAACGTATCCACCAAAGGCGGAACAGCAATAGTATAACCATTGACAACTACTCCTTCTGGTAAATTAGCACCTGTTACTAAATCATATGCTTTTGGTTCAAAAATTGGAGGTCCGGCATCCGGAACAGGTGTTGTATTAACATCAACAGTTTGGTTACCAGGTGAAGCAATAGTTGTTGCAACTGTGCATGACCAAGGTTGATAATTAGTTGTAGATACTTGTCCTATTTTATTTTCAACACTTATCCTAGCTATTAACGGATTAGATTCATAAAGATAAAGCTGTGGAAAATATGTTGGTTTTGGTTTATCCGTAGGATTGTATTCAAACAAATCAACTAGAGTAGATATAGTAGAAACAGTGTCAGATTTTCTTTCAGGATAATATTGGGTATTTGATTCCCCCATGTTATTAGCCCATATTAAATCAGTAGTATCATATCTCCAACCTATTTCTATAGCAGTATTTTGTACTCTACCAAATAATCCAACTGAACTTCTAAACTGCCTTTGTTCTGGACCGACCTGATTTAAGTCTCTAGGTACTTTATTAATATTATCATTTATTAAAACTACATGAGAAGTTTGCTGAGTTTCTAGCGTAATATCTTCAGGATAAGCAGCCATAATACCAGGTAAATATACATTATAATATTCTTGCTCAGTTTGTTTTACTACTATCTTATAAGAATACCAACCTAAAGGATTATAATTAATACTAGTATCATCTCCATTATAAATTCCAGGATAAAAAGTAGCTGGAACTTTTGGTGTAGGTCCAATAGGATCATTAAATAAAACCTTTAATGAATCACCAGGCCAAGTTACTTGATCAGTTCCATTTGGTAAATAAGGAGTATAAACTGTATCTCCAATAAATGAAGCTCCACTAGCTAAAGTAACTAAATCTTTGTTACTAGATAAAATTACAGAGGATTGTCTTCCATATTTATCAGAAAGAACAACTCCTACTTGATAATTTCTATTTTGTTTTAAAGTATGATTAGGGTATTCAATTTTACTTGTAGTATCTACATCGGGTCCAGCTGGTTCAAAGAGTATTTCCTCGCCATTTCCTACAACATTTGATTGATTTAATGTTACATAAGTAGAACCATCAGTGTCTACAACAGTCCCAAGAACTGTACCAACAGCTGGAATAGATGCGTTATCGCCAATGTTTATATTTCCTACTACAGTTGCTGGGTCTAAATCCAAAGTAACACTACTAGCTGGAGGAATAGGAGCACCTTGTTTTTCAGCGGTAGCCAAATTAAGGTTAAATACAGATTTATCACTAACAGATACATTGTAATTTAATGTTGCGGGAGGAGTGTGTTTATTTAAAAAATTACCATAAATAACTCTATTACCGCTTATTTCTTGAGCTAAAGCTCTGACTGGTATTTTATCAAAAACTCTTGTTATTTCACTATCAGGTAGTGTTTTAATAGGTTGTTTAGATAAGTAATCAAAAGCGTAGTAATTCTCTGTTCCACTCTCACTTTCAATTTCTTCAATTGGAATAGTATCAACAACTCTAAGAGCTAATCCATCAGATTCTTTATAAATAATGTCTAATTCTTTTATTTTAAAACCATCTCTTAATTGGTCAGCTGCTAATGGTAAAGGAATTATTAATTTAACATCATCAACTTTATTTTCCATAAATTCAACCACAGTACTTTGATATGTTTGAGCCATATCATCTTTATCTATATTTGGTAATTGTTGTTTTTTATAAATAAAATACCCATCTTGTTGAGGAATAAATGCTATTTGTGTAAATGGAGCTAATATAGAATATTCATTGTCTTCAAATCTAAACCTATAACTAAATCTTACAAATTTATCATCTAAATAAGCTGGATCACCTGCAAAATTACAATCATAATAGGGATTAGGACTTATTAAAACTTCATCTCCAATATCCAAATCAGCCGCTAATGAAACTACAGTAATACTCGTAGGTTCACCCGGAGGTGTTGGAGGAATTCCAAAAGCTGGATTTATGCTTTGAAGTGTTGAGAAATCATTTCTTAAACATCCTTCATCTACTCCAGAACCTGGTATAAAACCAACTTGAGTTCCAGGATAAGAACCTATAAGAGTTGCATCAGGATTTATTTCTTTCCAACCTTCATAAGTATCAGGTTCAACACTTATTGAAACTGCTCCTCCAGCTACTGCTGGGGCTGCTACGGTAAAAGTAGCACCATTAGGTAGAATTTTACTAGTTACATCTTTCATTGTGGTTTCATAAGTACCTGTTTTACCTATTTCTTGCCACAAAGTCATTGCTTGATAAGGGTTATATTTAGCAACCGATATTTGATCTTCATTGGTATAATGAGGATTAGGTGAACCATAAGGATTCGCCTCAGCTTTTTCTAAGTTTATAACTCTTGGTTGATTTCTATTATCTGTCCAAAACAATAAATTCTCTACAATATTAATTCCAAAAATAGGACTAGTAGTAGAAAAATTTAAAAATGAACCTTGAATTAATACTACACTAGTATTGTTAAAAGCATCAAATTTAATTATTTGATTTATTTTACCAGGTGTATAAGTAAAATTTAATGGGTTAGAATCTGTATAATCAGTTAGAAATAAATAAGCACAATTATTCACCTCATCCGTTATATACCCAATACAAGTAGCACTAAATTTGCTTAATCCACTATCCCAGTCAAACAATTTTTCATTACCTAAAACATTCTCTAGTTCACCTACATCTGGTCCTTCTGATCTACTAACTTGAATATTTCTAGCATCTCTATACTCTCCATTTGGTAACAAACGAGCCTCTAGGTCTTTATTTAATTTTCCTTTTACAAAGGTATTAACTATTTTACCCATTAAATTTTAGTGTTTTATCCATTTAGATTTACCACGCATTACTTGTGTAAACTCTTCTAACTTAATATTAGATAATCTAATTTTAGCGTTACGCAAAGCAGCGTATCTATCTCTTTTATATCTTTGTACTATACCTTCAGATTGATTAGCTCTAACTGATACAATGTTATAAAGTATACTTTTATACATAGCTTCTTCAGCCATTTTAGGAACTTTTGTATCTAAATCATACGCTAAACCATCAGATATATATTCTAATACAATTAATTTTCCAACTAAATTACTTGAAAAAGTAAACTTTCCTTCTCTTTCATTTATACCAAACCAACCATTAAAATTTGAAGTTTCTGGATTTATACCGTATAATCTTCCCCAATTCCAAGGTCCATTTAAACTCCATAGATCTGGATTTGCGTAACCAAACCATTCAAAATTTGCATACCAAGTAGAATTTAACAATCTATCATTAGCATCTTTCCATCTTTTTTCTGTGATAGATGTTCCTTCTAAATCTTCTCCAAAATTATCTTGAGTAGGAACACCAGCTTCATCTTGTAATAAATTTGAATATGGATTAATTGTTAAATTGTTGTTTGGATATATTGGGTGTTTAACTCCTAAAGCATCTATCCAAGAAATATTAACATAATTAACATAATCTTGAGGCATAATTAAAGATAAAGTATCAGGTATAGTTAATTCTTGAGATTTAATACTTTTTAAAGTATCATAACTAAACTCTTGTAAAGATCTTTTAGCAAAGAAAATAACATCAGATTTTTTACATGTTTGTATTACTTTACCGTCACCAACATAACCAACCATAAAGTTATTTACAATATCATTTAATTTAACATACTCATATCCTCCATAACTATCTTCTACTGTTTCACCGTAGGCTTTTTCAGCTTCAGTTTGCCCATATTTACCTCCATCTAATTTTTTTAATTGAACAGCAATAAATGTTCCAACAGGTGGAACTACAGCAAAAGAAATTATATTATTAGCCACTGTAAAAGCACCTACACCAGCAGTTTCTACAAATGTTCCAGGCATTCCTGTAGCACTAGAATATACTTTAAAATTATTAAGAGCATAGTTTTCATTCGCTGCATCTGATGTATAAAAAACTAAACCTGTATCAAAAGTAGTTTTATAATTTCCAGCAAAAACACCGTCTTCTCTAAAGCCTTGAGCTCCTTGGTAATATTGTGCGTTAGTTTCTGTTATTTGTGACATTATGATTTTTCGTTTTGTTCTATTTTAGCTGCTTCTTGCGATGCTGCTTGTATTATTTCTGGACTTTGTACTATTACTCCAGCATATTTTAATATGTTTAAAATTATATTAACTTGTTCAGATGTATCTAATTCAAAATTAACAGAATTAGTATTATCATAAACATATTGACCTAATGTTCCTATAGTAAAAGCCCAAACTGGAACACGAGGTTTAAATATACAATTAACCATTACGTTATCTGGTAACGGACTTATTTTTAACATAGGTAAAGGATCAGGAAAACCAGGTGGATTAATATAATTTGTTAAATAAGCTATAGGATATTGCTCACTTGCCTGGGTTAATTTAGAATTCTGAGTAACAGTATACTCTTTTTTACTAAGTAAATCAGTAGTAGATTCTATATTAGCTGAAGTTTTATTATAAGTAGATATAATTTCTCCTATTCTATACAGTGTTTTACTTGAAGTTACTAACCAACCCTCATACGGAGCGGCTGCATAGGAAAAATTATTTTCTTCTTCAAAAGGATACAGTTTAAACGCATTATCTTTATACATGTTAAAAAACTCAGTATCGTTTTGAATGTTTTGTTGGTTTGGACGGTTTAATTGATTACCGTCAGGAAAATATGATTCAAATATTTCTTCTTGCACTTGAACAGCTAAGCTATTAAACTCTGTAGGAGTAATATAACCTCTTTGCTCTTTGTTTAATATGTACAAGACTGTATTATATACTGTATTTATATTTACCATTTTAATATTTTTATTATAATATAGAGGCAGCTAACGCCGCCTCATATATTATTATCACTTGTTAATTGAGTTTTTTATCTATAGATTTAAAAACTTCTACACCTTCATCAGTCTTTAAATAAGCTGCAAAAGCTGAATAAGGGTTTTCATCAAAAGGAACATTCATTAATTTCCTATCGTTTGATCCCCAAGTAAATGTTCTTTGATCTTGAGATAATCTAATTATACCATTTTCTTGTGCTCTAATAGCTAAGTTTCTTAACATAACATTTTCATCAGTAGCTAAAGATATAAATAATTTTGGATTTCTTTTAGCAAATAGCATTAAATCTCTTTTTATCTCTTTAGAACTCATGCTAGATACCTTAGAACCAAGCTCTACTCTCATTATAGCCTCAGCTTGATCAATATCTATGTTTCTAGCAGCATTTAAAGCATCTATTTCATACTCTATCTCTTCTAGTTCATTAACAGCTATAGCAGATGGTTTAAACTCATAGTATAATTTATCTTTTAAAGGATGATATAAGCTTAATAGTTTCTGCAAAGCAACATCTTTAGCGGGCACAGTTAAAGTACCGTCTTTAAATAATATATGACCTAATGTAACTTCGCCTTGTTGATCATCTGCAAAAGGACTAGCCATATTTGTAGCATATCTTATTTCTCTTTGTTTTTGTTTATCAGGATCAAACCATAATAAAGAATGTTTTTTAGTATGTTTTCCTGGTATTCTTAAAGTTAAAGGTTGCTTTTTACCTTTTAAATAATAAACTCTATCTTTTACTTCCCACTTAGGTTTTTTAACCTGTGGAGTTTCTCTTTTTGGTTTTTCAACCACTTGTGTTTCTTCAAACACTTGTGTTGTTTCTTCAACAACTTTTTTATCTTTTTTTGACATAATATAATATAATTAAATAGTTAAAGGTATATGGGCGCCGAAGCGCCCTTACCTTATAAAAATACTAGATACCTTTGAATAATACAAAGTTATTAGCAGCTTGTGTTACCAAACATCTTTCTGAAAGGAAGTTTACTTCCATTGCATCAAGAGTTGAAGTAAATGCACCACCCGCAGAACCAGTAATCCAAGACTTCATTCTTCTATCGTCAGCTTGAGAAGCTCTATAACGAACGTGTAAGAAAGGTCTTCTGATATTAGTTCCTAAGATTTGGTCATAAACAGTAGAAGTTCCAGCCGGTACTAATACACCTTCGATTGAGTTAATACCATTAATACCACCTCTTGTAGAAGCGTCATTTAAGTATTTCCAATCAGTTTTGTAAAAGTCGTAAGAACCTCTTCTGAAACCACTAAAACCTAAGTTTAAAGCCATTTCTTCTGAGTTTTCAAACAAACCAAACGCAGTACCACCTGCAGTACCAGTAGAAATAGATCCTAACATATCATCAAAATCTAAAGCAGTAGCTCTTTGTAAGAAAAGCATGTTTTCTTCAATAGCTCCCTGAGTATCTAAGTTTTGAAGTATTTCATCAAAATCTCCGAGACCAGTACCTGCAGTAAATCCTACTTCTACGTTACCTCTATCTTCAATAGCAGCGAATAAACCTTGTGTACCTGGTAATTGAGCTGGTGTATTAACACCACCAATACCTGCATTAAGTTCACCTTCAACACATACCATTTCTAGGTAATCTTCGAATCTTAGTCTTGTTTCAGACTCAGCTTTTAAATACCATAAGTATCCAGAAGCACCGTCTTCAGTTGCAACTTCAACCCAACCGATTTGAGCCATATCAGAACCAGATACAACGTACTGGTCTCTAATAATAACTGGTGAGTTAGCAAATTGAGTAAAGCTAGGCTCTACACTAGTTCTAACATTTGAGTTACCCGCACCACCAGCAGCAATTGTAGTTCCTTTTGTATATGCAGAACCATAAACAAAAGCTTTAATACCTGTAGCTGAGAATCCTTGAGCAGTTAATGTAGCAACTGGATCAAAACATTCAACTGTTACATCACCTACACCAGGACCACCTGGAGTTACGTTTGTTACGATACATTTAGCTTCTAATCCAGTAGCTGGATCTAAAACAACAATTGTATCGTTAATACTCATAACCATTTCTTGACCTGCAGCAGCGCCTAAAGTTAGTACAGAGTCTGTACCAGCTCCAGCAGCTTGAGCCATTCCGTCATAAGCAATATGTAATCTATTTTGTTCAGACCAGATTACTTGATCTGAGGTCATTGGCATTTCTGCACCGACCATTCTTAAAAATCCAGATAACGTTCTGTTTCCATAACGCTCTACTTCTTGTTCGTAGACCTCTGGTAAATACTGTTGGATAAAATCGTTAGCACCACCCGTGTTGAATTGTAAATAATTACTATTTAGTAATTCTTGCGTTTGTGATGGTAAGATTGTTCCAAACTGTGGATTTAATGTTCCCATAATAATTGTTTAAATTAGTTAAATTTTCTAGTTTTAATTCTAAGTTTTGTAGAATCTGCACCACTAATTGATTTCACTTTCATTCCACCAACGAAAACTTCACCTGTATTACCTTCTCTTGCTTTCACATCAGAAAGATTTCTAGATTTGTTAACCACATCCTTTACAGCATCGGCTTTGCCTTGTTCGTAAAAGTGTGTAGCGATTTTATCTACGTTTGAAGCAGCATACATTGCTTTATGATAACCGCTCGGGTCTACTACATGTCCATCTGAATCTAGGAACTTCCCTATCAGGTTTTCTATGTTTGATTGGTTCTCAGCAACAGCATCGCGATTTTGAATATTATACTTATACTTTTTATCTCCAACAGTAAAATCAAAACCTTTGAAATCATCGTTAAATAATTGTTTAGTACTTTGTTTAAATTCCGCGTGTAATTGCTCAGCGTGTTCTTGCTGTTTATTGTAACGATTGAAAAATTCCATAGCTTTTTGTTGTTCTTGAGTTACACCAGGACGTAATTTAATTTCATCATAGTATTTGTTTTTTAACTCATCTAAATAAACTCTAGCTTTATTAACTTCTTCTTTAAAAGCTAATTTTTTCTTTCGTATATCTCTTTCCTCATCAATATCTTCATCCCATGTAAAATCTTCTAATATAAGATCAACATCTTCTGAATCTAAATGAGGTTTATTTTTTTTATAATATTCTTTTAATAATGCTTGTTCATTAATATTGCTATAATCTGCATTTAATCTAACATAATCTTCTACAGTACCTCCAGTATCTTCCATAAAACTAACAAGTTTTTCTACATTTTCAGGTAATTTTTTACCTAATACTTGCTCGTCTCTTTTCGCTTCTTTAACTTCAGCTTCAATTTTTTGAACTTCTTCTGTTACTTCTTGGATCGGAGAAAACCCTTCAGTAGTCTTGTTGGACTCTTGTATAGGTTCTCCCACCTTTGCGCTATCTCCGGATGATTCTTCCACAGATACCTTCTCTGTTTCTCCGATTTGAATGGCATTATCTTCTTTTTTTATTTCTACTTTTTTAACATCTGGTTCAACATCTATTAATGGTTCCTTGATGTTAACTGTTTTTATTTCTTGTTCTTTATTACCTAATTGTTTAGGTTTTCTAGGTTTAGCTTTAGTTTTTAATTTAAAGTCACCTTCTTGTTTAACCTCTTCGGTTTTGTTTTCTGTCTTTGACATAATATAATATAATTAAATAGTTACTACTCTACAGAAGGAGTTTGAGGAGAAAATAATTTATTCTCTAGTTCAAAGTTTATAGGATTACTATCATTTTTTCTTTGAGCAATCATTTTACTTTGTTGAGTTCCTTCCATTTTTATTCTATCGTCTTTGCGATTTTCTCTTTGTTGTTCTCTAGAAGTTACACCTTGTTCTTCTAATTTAGCTAATTCCATAGCATTCTGGTGTTCTTGCATTAGTTTTTGCTGATCAAGTTGTGCTTGTAACTGCATTCTATCTTTTTCAAATTCGCTTTTAGCTTTTTCATATTCTACATTTGCACCGCTAATAGCTTGTTGTTTTTGCACTTCTGCCATAGCTGTTTTCTCTGCAGTTTCTGCTTGAGCAGAAGCTTGCGCTTGGATATTCGCCTGTTGATTAGCTTGGTCTTGTTTAGCTTTTTGCTTACGTTTAACTTTAAGCATTTGATTAGCTAACTTAAGATTTTTTATTTGTCTTAAATCTATAGCATCTTCTACATCAATATTACCTGCTTGCAAAGCTACTTGTATATTAGCTTCTAATTGAGCTTGTTCTTCTTCATCAGGTTCTAATTCTAAGAAAATACCAAAATCATGTAAATTAAGATTCGTTATCTCGTTTAGTGTTTTTACATTGTAAGTAGAAATAGAATTCTGTAAAGATGATTTAGTTAGTGGAAACTCTAATGCGTCAGCTATTTTTAGACTAATATTTTCTGCTAATTTAAGGGTTAAAAATAAACTACCCTGTGTAATGTGTCTAGTTGCTACATTGGATGCGTTAGCGGCTAATTTCTGTAGTCCTACCAACGTGTTACGATCTGGTAAACTACCATCTCTAGCTTCATTTAGTCCGGTCACATCTCTTATTAGTTGTAAATAGTATTGATAAGTTTGAATTAAACTAGCAATCTTAGCATTACCACTTCCACTTTGTAATTCTTGAATAGGTACTTTACCAGGATTCATATCACCTTCTTGAGTAAGTGATCTACCTACTATACTACCAGTCTGGAAATACATGTTTAATGCTTCAGCTGGATTATAATTAGTACCATTTCCTAAATCAACTTCAGCTAATCCGTCCATATCTAAATAAACACCATCTGGTACCATTCTAGATATCACTTGTTGGAGTTTTAAATGCGTAAGTTGAATCATATCTGCAAATCCAGTACACTTACTAACTAATGATTCTATTCTTCCTTTATAAATTCTAGGAGAACAAATAGCATAATTCATTCTTACTTTAGTAGTATCAGCATATGGTCTAGACATATTTTCAGCTAATCCCCACTTTAACATTGTATCTGTACCCAACACTTTAGCTCCACTGTATAAAACCTCTATTGATCTTGATACTCTTTCAAAATTATCATTTTCAGGTGGATTAAACGTGTCTGGTTTCTCAATAGCTTTCATCAACCCTTGGTCAGTTTGCTTTATTTTAAAAACCTGATTATGATAAGTTTTATAATCAAAATATAATACTTGAACTGTATTAGAATCATAATCGCCCCAACCTGTAATATAAGATCTATTGCCAGGCATTGCTTGAATTCTTTCTAATTCCTCTTTAGATATATTAGGAAATTCTTTTTTAAGCTCAGGTATAGTAATTGCTTTTAATTCACCAACATAATATATATCTTCAAAGTTAGGATCTTCTGTGTAAGAATACACCATGTAAGCTGGATCCACGTAGTCAACAGTAACACCATTTGAAGTGTTGAAATTAGTTTTTGCAGCTGCAATACCACAAACAGTTAAATCCATGTTTAACCTTCGCTTTGTTAACTCGTATTTATTTTGTGCTAATACAGAAGAAATAGCTTCTTCTTCAGCAATCTCTACACTCTGCTTGTAAGAAAGTTGCATGTGTAATTCTAGCTCTTCTTTACTTTCAGGTAAAACATCTATTTGAGGAGCTTGGTATAGGTCAATACCCAGACTTTGTTTTAAGTTGTCTAGATATTGTTTAGACAACATATCTTCATATATTTTAGAAGCATATCCAGTTCTTTTCTTTATAGATTCTGGATCTTGAGCATAAGCTTTAATATCATAACTTTTAGATGAGATACCATTAACCACTATATCAACAAATTTGGAAAGAATAGGAACAGGTTTCCAGTCTAAATTAAGATAAGACAAATCTCCATTAATAGCTAACTCGTCTTTATATTTCTGTATACTCTGTTCTCCTCTAGCATACGATCTTAACATATGGAAGTTATTCCAGTTTGTTAAGTATCTATTACCACTAGTTCTTCCTTGAGAAAACCATTCCTGTTCAATTGCTTGAGCAACCTGTGAACCATACTCCCAGCTTGCTTTTTCTTGATCACTCACAACTTGACTTGGGAAAGGACTATTAGTGTTAGTATATATATTCATTTAACTTATTATTTTTGATGTAGCTCCTTGATTATTATATTTTTTAATACCTAAATCAACGGCTTTTAACTCTCTTTTAACTGATGGTGCATATCTATGTTTATTACAAGCCATTAAAGCTAATCCTGAACTGATAGACGCATCGTGTGTAGTACGGTTATTTATATTAAATCTTGACCAATCTTCTAATGTTCTTTGAAAATACATGTCTCCGTAACCTGTTTCTTTTAAACCTACAAAATGCTCAACATATGTTTCTATAGCTGCAGCATGTGCTTGTTTAATATCTTCACTTGAATTAGGTATTCCACCTATTTCTCTTTCTGTAACTGATAATTTGTTTCTTTTTTTATCTGGTCTGTTCATTGCAAAACCTCTATAACCTCTTCTTTTAAAGTAATACAACAGTCTAGGTTTATTATTTTCAGCTAATATTGGCATTCCATAAAATACACACGCCATTAAAACATCTTCAAAAAATATTTCAGCAGTTTGAGGTCTAGCTATATATTCTAAAAAGAAATGATTAGGCGGGTGATTGTCCATGCTAAATTTAGTTAAACCATGTAACGAACCGTTAGAACCTCGCTTGTCTACAGTACCTGATATGTCGTAAGGATCGCATCCAAATGCTCCCATGTGTTCATTACCAGGATAATTTATACCGTTTTTATTATACCTTCTATTTTGTAAAGAAAAATCTGGAACCCATGTAACTAAAAACCTACCGCTTTTATTTGGTATAAATATAACTTTTGTATCTTTCTCTCCATTCTCCCATTGAAAACTTCCTTTAGTAATATTTAAGCTATTTTTTAAATCCTCGTTAAAATCAATTTGTTCATAGATTTTAGTTAGATTAAATAAGGATTGCTTAGATTCATCTCTAAACGCATGCTTAGTTGTTCTAGGAAATTGTCGATAAAATTCATTTAATCCATCTTGATCATTTTTTAAACCTTCGACTTCATTATTCCAATACTCTATTACACCTTGTTTAATTTTTGTCCCATGAGGATCTTCAGTTGGTTTTTCTGGTGTGTTGAATACAGGTAAGCCATAAGAATCAATGTATCCCTCGTAGTTCCATTCCATAGGAATGAACAAAGAATATAATCCTGAGCGAGTCTGTCCATTGCTGTTTCTTTGTGTAATATCTGAGTCGTCATATAATTTTTTAAAATTCCTACCTCCTTTATCTAAAGCATTTGAAGTAGAACCCATCATACATTTACCAATAATTCTACTACCTAATCTTAATGTTGTTTTAGTAACTCGCCAGTTATTAAGAATATTATTAGGTCTCTCCCATTTTCCAGATTCATCATGAACTAATAGTTTTAATTTTTCACCATCATAACTGTTATCCCCAGTGTTTTTCCAATCAATAGTAGTATCTAATCCTTTGAGATCTACCTCTAAGCTATCATCACTAGCTACAGTTAGTTTTCTTCTTGTGTATTTTGTTGCTGGTACACGATAAGCTAACTCTGTCTTTGGTCTATCCATACCATCTTGCGTTGGTTTAAAAAAGAATGGATAATTAACAGAAATAGGAACAACTTTATCAGTAAACATTTTTTTGGCATCTGGACCAGATTTAGATAATATACCATATCTTGAGTCACTTGCCAATGTAGCTAAATTAACTACTTCTCCTGAAGCCATAAATGAAAATCCAGAACGTCTATTCTTAAGGTAGCACATTCCGTAAGATCTATAGTCTGCTTTACAAGCTTCCCAAAATATAAAAAACAATCTATTTGATTCTCTAAAATCTGGTGCGCCAACATCAATTTTACTCCACTGTAAATACATGTAATGAGTACCTGTTAAATATGTTGGAATATCTTTATTATAAAACCAAAAACCTTCCTCTCTATAAGTAAACTCTTTATCTATATAATCATACCATCTTTCCTTAAAATCTTCTGGATATTGTTTAAAATCATATACAGTTTTTATTTTACTTAAAACTTTAGGATATTCAGTTTTATTCCATCTATTGTTTTTAAATTTTTGTATATTTTTTGATTGTGGTAAAGCTATTTTTAAGTTTTGTATTTCATAAATCTCACCTACAGTTCCATCTTTACTAATAACAACCATATCATGCTGTTCGTTATAACCATACTCCCACTTTTTATTTTTATTATATTTCTTAAGTGTAGCGGGTGTTATATAATCTTTTAATACTGTATATAATTCTTGCTCGTACATTACTTAGATCTCCCTTCTGCAAAACCTTTAAAATTAGATTTCTTTTTTTCTTCTACTTTAGGTTTATCTTCTAAAATATTTTTTTCTTCTTCTATACGGTTTAGTATTTCAAAAGCATCAAATATAGCTAATTTTTTTGTAGCTGCAGCATTTTTAAGTCTATCCGCGGAAATATCAGGTCCAAAATCTATAATTGGTTCTTTAGCAACTTTGATTAATTCTTTAACTGCTACTCGCCCAGCTTGGATTATATTCTTTTTCGTTTCCTTTGTACTCATATTTAATTACAATATTATTAGATTTCATACAGTATAAACGCTTGTCTTCAATTAAAAACTGCCATTCTCTATTTGGTTTAAAACCAATTAAATCACCTTCATTTATACCTAGGTTTTTTAAATATTTATTACCATATTTAATAATTCCTTTTAATTTTTCCTCTTTATCAGTGTTAAGATTATTTAAACTTTCAATAGGTTGAACAAAACATCTATCATTAAATGAATGCCAATAACCTTCTTGTTTATAAAGATATATTTGATCTAAAGCTACAAAATATAAATTATCTTTAAACCATGATCTACTAGCTTTTTTTCTTCCTTTTAAATCATAAAAAGTTCTAAAAACATTTTGGTGTATAACAATAGTATCACCTTTTTTAATATTAGTATTAAAAGCTAAAGGAGTTTCTATAACTTTAGCAAACCTATTAACAAAAGTCCAAGATTCAATTTGTGTGTTAACTATTAATTTTTTTTCTCCTATCTTAACTTCATTATTGTATTTGTCACCTATAGGTTCTACAATAAAATCATACAAACTTTTCATTAATATTCTAAATCATATTCAATAGAGATAGCCATGTTAGAATTAAACTTCTTCCACGGTAATACTTCGTTATCTTTTTTTATAAAAATATTATAAGAATTATCCAAAGTCTCAAATAAAATGTGTGATATTTCATGACCACCATAAACTTGTTGACCTATAGAATAATGCATTGCATCATTTTTATAATCAGCTCCAATGCTTATTTTTCTAATATTATTCATTGTTGCTTTTAATAGGTGTAATAGTTCCGTCTTTTAAATCTATATTAACTGAACCATACTCTTCTTCTAATTCTTTTTTTGTTTTCTCTATTTCTTCACCTACGATTCTTACATCACTTGTGAGGTTGTGTTTTTGCACTTCTAAAACACCTATATTATTTAATAGCTGTGATAATCGTGTTTGTTGATCATTCAACTTCTCCAGTTGTTGATCAGTAATTTTTTTATTTTCCATTTGATTTAATTTAATTAATAACTAATTATATAGTTACATCTTTTTTTTGCTTTTTAATTATCAGCTTCACCTAGTACAATTACTTGTTCTACTCCTGTGCTTCCTGTTGCTAATATTCTTGTAACTTTAACGTCATCATAAGCTCCACTATTACTACCGGTAGGTGTTACTCCAATCCAAGCTAGTGTTAATAATGATTCAGTTGTTTGACCAGCTGGGATTACGTTTAAATCATGATTGCTAGCTGGAGCAACAACAGCGGTAATTCTAAAATTGTAACCATCATAACCTTGTTTAATGTTTGGTGATCCTCCATTAGATCTATATATTCTATAAACTAATCCAGCAGTTATAGCACTTGATACAGTACATAGAGTGTCAGTGACAACTTCAACTATTTGTACTATTTCAACAGGTAGATTGTTGACATCATATGTCATTACCACATCTCCAATAGCTACTGGGTGTGGACCTGTTTTAAATTTAGCGCCCGCTTCAATTAAGTCAGTACCTAGACCGGCGTTTGTACCGCTTAGATAATCTGGAAATTGTGGAATATTTATTGTATCATTTGGTATCCATGTTAATACCCTATTGTAATTTGCCATTTTTATTTTTGTTTAAATATATTACTTGCTTTTTCTGTTGTTCGTCCACCGAAATAGGCTAAGACGACCGACATCATTATTTTCTCGAAAGTATCATTCCATAATTCATTTATATGAAATGGTAGTGTTTCTATACTATCTAAAATTCCAGCCATTGAAAATATAACTATACACCACACTAATACTAATGGGCGTACATTCTTACTCAACCAAGAATCAGACATAGAATCCGCTTTCCATCTTGATGTGATAGCTTCTATTTCTTTTGTTTGTTGTTCGTAAATTAATTGTTGGAGTTTTATTTTGTCTTCAGCGGGTGCATCTGATTTAGCAATAGCCGCTATAGCTTCTTTTGGAGAAGTAACACCTTGTAATACGTTTCCTAAAGTAGGATTAATTACAGAAGCTGCGCCAAACAATAATTGTCCAACGGTTGTGTCTTTAAATTTCTTTTTACTCATTATGCGTTTAAATAAGCTTCTTGTTCCCAAGGTAAAGCAGAATCACCTTCTTTCATTTTAGATCTAGGATATGTTTTTCCTTTCCAATACACGTTTTCATCATCATAGTTTAAATCACCTCTATTCATTTGATCTATATGCACTTCTTCATGAGCAATTACTTTTGCTTCATCTTGAGGATTTAAATCCTTGTTTACAATGATAGTTCCATTATTATTAGCTTTACCCATAACACCATCTTCCATATTTACATGATAAACTGGAGCTTTATTTTTTTGAAAAGGAGGAGGTCCCATTTTAAAAGCCATAATTATTTTTTATAAGGTAAAATTTTATTTAACATATCTCTACGTTTACCGCAACCACAACCACCAGGTATAGCATCAGCTAATTTTTTAATTCCGGTAGCTTTAGTAAAGTTTTCTATAGTATCTCCTAGTCCTCTAGGTTTCATCTTAAACGCCGCCTATTTCTACGTTATTAAGTGTTTCTGTAACATCTACACTTACTCCTCCTGGCTCAGCTACTAAAGCAGCATTAACTGCTTCAGCAAAAGCTATATATCTAGCAGAGCTTTGATCAGAACCTGCAAGTTCTAAAGCAACAGCCAAAGTTTCATCACCAATCATTGGAAGATATATTAATTCTTCTCCTGGTGGATAAAACGCCGCGCAATTAATACCATTAATATTTATTTTAAAATTTTTATATTTTCCTACTCCATTAGGAAAGTTTATAAATTGTCTCATTTTTATATTTTTTTTAATTATTAATATACACCTGTGTCTTGAAATTGGTAACCTATAATTTCTTGTCCAGCTGGTAATTGTACTTGAATTCTTTTACCTCCAGGCTGAGCCCCTAAAGCATTATTAAAAGCTATAATTGTATCATCAGTTATATTGCCATTAAATTGTACTTTATAATATCTAGCCACACCCGGTCCCGCAGCAGATGCTGGAACTGCGTTTGCCCATATACTTATTTTATCAAGATCACCATCTAGATCCTCTAGTACACACAGAATGTTATCTATAGGTATATAATAAGTGCCAGCTTCCTCAACATCCATTCCGCCACCACCTATACTTGTAAATTCTATAAATTGTCTCATTTTTTTTATTTTGTTAGTTAGTTAATTAATTATTTTCTTTTATGAGCTCGATTATTTTTTAGATGTCCATCTAAATTTTCTTGAGAATAATCAGCCATTTCTTCATGAGTAAGTCCACCTGCGTTGTTATGAGCTGGTGAACCATGATGTTTTACAGATCCAAGTTTAGATTGACTAGCATGTTTAGACATCCATGATCTTCCTCCACTAGCATCTTTTGCTACTGGATTGTCATGCATTAAATCGTACTTTTCTTGTTTTGTGGATTCGTAACCCTTGTTTTGATTTTTTAAAGGTGAATTCATTGTTTAGTTATTTTTGTTATTTATACGCTTTTACTTGTTGACCATCCGGACTAATAGTCACCTCTACTTCATTACTTTCTACTTCTGGTAATTCACGTAATTTAGATGATTTTTCGGCTGGATTAGCTTTCATAATCCCAGGAGTGTTTTGTAAATGTTCAGTATATCTTGTTGCATCTATTTCTTCTTTCTTGTTTGACTCAGAGGGAGGAACTACGTGTAAAGGTGATCCACCTAATCTCGATTGTTGAGAATGCTTAGACATCCAAGACCCACTCGCGTGTTTAGCTACTGGATTATCATGAAGTAAGTTGTATTTTTCTTGTTTGTTTGATTCCATTTTTTATATTTTTAAATTTTTATTATGCAGGCACACATTCTCCATTAACTTTAATAAATCCAGGTTTACATCTCAATTTTTTTACCATCATTGCTTTCTTTCCTTTTTTGCTTTCTGGAGATTTTGATGGTGGTTTTTTCTCTGTAGCGTGCGCTGGAGAACCATGATGTTCCTTATCATATTTCATATCACCTGCTAATTTAGATATGTGTTTTTCATCAGCAGTCATGTTTTCATCACTATGACCATGTTTATTATCATAGTCAATATCTCTTTTAAGATAATCTATATGCGCAGCATCATCTTTTACCGCATCATCATAATTTTTGCTTGTAACTTTTGTGTGAGCGTGGTCTCTTGACCATTTTGCGTTACCGGTATATTCGCCCCAATGTCCTTTATGTCCCATTTTTATTTATTTATGTAAGTCCTAATGACTCTTTTTTATTTGCTTTTTGAACAGCTGTAGCATTAGCTCCTTCACCTGTTAACCAAGCGTCATATGTTTCTTGGTTTTTCTTTTTACTTTCAACAGCTTCATTTGCAGTTGTTAAATTACTTTTAACATTTTCACTTCTATCGTCAAATCTTTTTAATCTATCAGCGCTCCAATTATCTTTGTTATTTTCTCTTCTTTTTGATCTTCTCTTATCTCTTTTTGCTAAATGTTTAGCTCTAGCTTCTGGAGTACTTCTTTTATCTATAATAGATTGAGCAAGTTTACCAAATGAATCAAAAACCCTTGTCCACATATGCGCTGTAGGTGGATTAGAATCTACCATATCACTCGCTTCTCTATAACCATGCAGAGGAGAACTCATTTCTGCTGCAGAATTTCTAGCAGCATCTTCGTCTTCTCTTACTTGATAAGCTCCTTCTTCTGTTCTAGCATTACTGTGAGCTGCTTCAGCTTTAGTTTTAGCTTCATAAAGATCAGCATGTTCTTCATAAAAATCTCCTGGACCGTCCCAATTTCTTTTTGCTCTATTTATTTGTCTTTGGATTTTTCTATGACCTTTTAATGGACTTTTGCTATTAAAACTTTTTTGAAATGGTGAACTCATAATTACTTGTCTTTACCAAAATCTGCTGGTGCACAAGATTTACTACCTGTGTTGAAAGCAAATGTTAATTTATCTGTTAACCCGTTTGTTGCTCTGTTTTTCCATGCTGATCTTAATTTTCCACAAGGAATATCTTCTCCTTCTGGAACATTTAGTGCTCTATGTAAACCACCTTTATCAAAACCTGGTTTTTCAGTTACTCCTTGTATCCAATTTTTATTAAATGGACTATTATGTTGTATATATCCCATAGTATTATTTATTATATACTTTAGCACATTCAGTTATAGGCATTCCTTTATAAGATAATGGCGCTTGCAAAATCTTCATACCTGTTATACCAGTACTAGATCCACTTCCATGAGGTCTTCCGACTTGGTCTAGAGGACCATCCCATATATGAGATTCTCCAACTATACCAACTTTAGTTCCTGGCTTTAATTTTTCCATTGCTGGATCATATTTTTTATTATGCATAATTATTGCTTTTTATTTGTTATATATACTGAATTTTTATCAGTAGTAAACTTGTTTTTTCTATGAGCTTCCTCTGCTGCTTCTTTTGTATACTGAGACCCAGGTGCTGAATTAGCTTTATTATATAATTCCCAATCAGTACCACCCGCTCCATCATCATAACCTGGAACATCTACTGGATCAACTTTTTCGTAAGCTGATAATTTTGCTGGTTTTTCATCTTCATTTTTTACTGGAGATAAATGTGTTTTTAAAGCATATATTCCTGAAGATCCTAAACTAGCTTGTCTACCAGTTACATCTCCAAACATACCTTGCATTGCGCTCATAGCGGCTGGATCAAATTGAGACCCCGCATCAACTATACTTGCAGGTCTTGAACCTAGTCCAACTTTACCGCCAACTAAACCTCCTACACCCGAGTGTCTATCTCCATTACCGCCACCGCTACCAAATATACCACCTATTCTGTTCATTAAATGATTAGTAGCTGCAGCTGAGCCTATTAAGCCAGCAAATTTTACTGGTGATTTTTTATTTTTCATCTTGTTTTATCTTGATTAAGGTTATAAATAGCTTTTGTCATTACTTTGTCCATATAAGAAGTACCATTAATTATTTTATTTCTACTTCCAATATTTATATCTTCATGACCAAGCATTATTCTATATATACGCTGTATTAATTGTTTACCTTTAAATGAAACTTTATATATATTATATTTTTGAGTTGTTCTGTTCCTATGACGCCAAACAACTATCCAATCATTTTGTATTAATTTATTCCACCTTCTATTGTTCCAACTATAAGCGTAAGTTCCTGCTTGAAAGTCTTTTATTGTAAATAAATCAATACAATCAAGATAGATTAAAAGCTCTAGTTCACTATCAGTTAAATCATTATTTTTACAAGCCCATTTACGTATAACTCTATAATGCTTCATTAATCTTAGATCTTTAATATCACTAGCGCTTAGTTTCATAACACTACTACAATATCTTGACCTTTTATAACTCTATAAGTTTTTTTATCTATTTCAATTTTATGACCAGCGTGTCTATCAAAATATATTATATCATTTATTTTAATACCCACTATTTCCTCTCCAACTGATATAACTTTTGCTTCGACATATCTAACATCTTCACGTTGGTTTTCTGCAAGAAGTAAACCACCTTTGGTCTTAGTAGTTCCTTCTTTTTTTATATCAATTATTAAATTATTACCTACTGCTTTCATCAACTCTAATATTATTAATTACACAATCGGTTGATAGAATAGTAGTTGCTACTGAAGCTGCATTTTGAAGAGCGCTTTTTGTAACTAATAATGGATCAATAATTCCATTATCAATCATGTGTACCATATTTCCTGTAACTACATCAACGCCTTTACCAAGTTCATCTGGCGTGATCATTTCATGACCAGCGTTTTCTAATATTGTTTTATAAGGAGATAGTATGGATTTTAATAATACTTCTTCACCAAGATCTTGTTGATCTATATTTAATGCCGCATTAAGTAAAGCTATACCACCACCAGGAACAATTCCTTCTTTTATTGCAGCTTTAGTAGCACATATAGCGTCTTCAACTCTGTCTTGCTTTTCTTTCAATTCAATATCAGAGTTAGCGCCTATTTTTACTATTGCTATTTTGGCAGCTAACATAGCTAGTCTTTTTTCCAACTTAACTACTTCGTTTGCTGTATTTTTTTGTGATAATTTATTTTTAATATCATGAATAACTTCTTTTATTTCATCAGAAGTTTCATTTACTTGTAATATAGTTTCATTTTCGGTAGTAATACTTTTAACACATTTACCTAAATATTCAACTTGTATTAAATCTAAATCATCGCCTAAATCTTCATTTATTATAGTGGCACCTGTTAATAAAGATAAATCTTCTAGTAATTGCTTTCTGTTTACACCAAATGTAGGGGCGTCAATTACGTTTATTTTTATATTACCTTTTATTTTGTTCATAGCTAGAGCCGCTAAAACACCTTTTTCTAAATCACCAATGATGAGTAAAGGTTTGTTGTTTTTTATTACGTACTCTAGCACTGTTTGAACTTGTCTTATAGAATCTATTTTTGACTCTACCAACAGTACCAATGGATTATCTAATTCACATGATTGACTATCACTGTTAGTGATAAAATGTCTATTAGTTATTCCTTTATTATATTGAGCTCCTTCTACAATTTTTATTTCAGTTTTACCAATTGGAGAAGGTTCCATCATTACTACACCTGTGAGATCCACTGCTCTAAAAGCATCTGCAATTAGCTTACCTAATTCAGGATCATTGTTTGTTGATATTGTAGCAATGTTATCAATCATATCTCCTTCTATTGAAACAGATATTGATTCTAAATATTTTACAACTTTTTCAACAGCTGATTTAATTCCTTGTTTTAATTCACGAGAATTATTTTTATTAACAACTTTATATGCTTCTTCTAATATAGCATGCGCTATAACGGTTGCAGTAGTTGTTCCATCACCTGCTTGTTGAACTGTTTTTCTAGCAGCTTCTTTTAAAAGAGTAGCTCCCATATTTTCTACTGGATCTAACAAAATTACTGAATTAGCTACCGTTACCCCATCTTTTGTTATAATAGGTTTACCTGTTGCGTCTTCAAGTAACACACATTTACCGCTAGCTCCTAAAGTGGAGCTAACAGCTTGTGCAAGTTTTGTTATTCCTTTAAATACTTGTTCTCTAGCATTATCGCCAAAGTTAAGATTTTTAACTATCATTTTATTTAATTTAATTTAATTTAATTTTTATTCAAAGGTTTTAACGACTTTAGGACCTTTTAAGAAATCTACTTTTTTAGCATAATGCTCTACTGATCCATCAATAGCGCTTTCCGCTCCTTCAATAGTTTCACGTCTTGTAACGTCGTTCCAAGTATCTTTATTTGGATCTTGGTATTCAGTTTGGTAAAAACCGTTAGGTAATTGGGTTATTCTCCAGTTTTTCTTATCTGCGAGATGTTTCCAAAGGTTAATGGTTTCTTCTGAAATTTGTGGTTGACTATTCCACGATCTAGTC